TCTGGCAGCGGCACATAGGCCTCGGGCTTACTGCCCTCGCCAAAGAGAGCCAGCTGTGGGGAGTTGGCAATGCCTCCGGAGGCGTAGGTGCGCAGCGCCATGGGACCGGCTGAAGTCATTACGCCTCCATCGGCAAACCCAAAGAAGCTGCTCATGGCCCGAGCCAGGGGCAGCGTGATAGCGCGCTGAATCTGGATACGAATGAGGTCTGAAATGATGGAGTTGGCGAGTGACCGAAAGTCGAGCTTGCCTGTCATCACAAAGTTCACCAGCGCATCCGTCATCCCGTTGAAGGCACGCACCGTGGCCGACTCCATCTGCTTGCCAATCTGCTCGGCCTCTTCAGCTACCAAGCGCAGCCCCTTGGCAAAACCAGCCTCTGGGTCCGCCAGTTCCTTGACGCGCTGATTGAGCAAGGTGGCTCCATCAGCAGCTTGGCGGGCGGATTCCTCGATCTATTTCAGCGCATCGGCCAGCTTTTCATTGCCCGGGGCGGCCTCTACCAACTCGCGGGCCTGAGCCGCCAGCGTGGCCAGTTGATTGGCGCTATCCCGGCGGGCTGCTGCAAGGCGACGCAGGGAGTCCAGTTCACTGATGGCGCCCGTCTCACGCAGAGTCTTGATCTGCTCTTCGATCACACGAAGTTCGCTTTGTCCCCGCGCGGCCTGCTCAGCTAGATCCTTCATGGTCTCGCCGGGGAGCCTGATCTGGCGCTCCAGATTGGACTGTTGGGCCTCACGCTCCAGCCTCTGGCGTTTGAGGAGAATCTCTGCAAGACGGTCTTGCAGCTTGAGCTTGTCCTGGGTGGTCTTGGCCACCGACTCAAGCCCACGACGCAGAATCGCTTCCTCCTCATCCGTCAGTGCCCGAAGCCTTTCGGTGAAGTCTTCCTGGGCAGCCAGGCGGGCCTCGGTCGCCTCCTTGAAGCTGATGTAGCCCTGGCTTTCATAGAGGTCGATGATGCGCTGCCGGTCTTTGAGGATGGCACTCTCCACATCCACCTGCCCCTGTAAGCGCTTAATTTCACTGTCTATGCCTGCCATGGCGTTCGCAGTGACGGCGCCAGTTGCCGTGCTGTAGTTCAGGCGCTTCCTGGGCGTGGACGCTTGCGTGACGGCGTTTGAGGCCTCAGTACCCTTGCGAATGTCCTCGAATCTTCGCGTGACCGCATCGGCCAGCAGCGGCATATCCCAAAGGTCAACGTAGTTCTGGTTGGCCTGAGCGACGATCGCATTGCGCTTCTCTAGGGCAGCTTGCAGACGTGCGCGGTTTTCCTCTGAGAACGGGTTCAAGCCCTTGCCACCCGCCAAGAAAGTGCCGGCAAGTTCGATGTCGGCCCAGACAGCAGAGAAGCTGCCGATCACCGACTTGATGGTGTGACCAATTCCCCGCAAGGCATCGATGACAACCGCGATGGCGTAGGCCGTCTTTTCAGCCCAGTTGGTGAGCGTGCCCTCAGAGCGCAGGCGCTGTACGCCATCAACTGCGTTGTCCGTTCCCAAGACCACGTTTTTGAGCTCTTGGTACAGCACCGACAGCGAGGGGATTGCGGCGGTAACGAGGGTCTGCGCCACAAAGTTCGATTCGGCACGCATACGGCCCATGGCCTTGGAGGCCTGGTCGGCTTCCTCGATCTGCTTGGACGTCAGTCGAATATTGAGGTCCTGGTTCTCCGCCAGATCCTTGAGGAAGGGGAGCATCGTTGCCCCGGACTTTCCAAATAGCTCCATGGCGATGGCTGTCTTGCCAGCGCCGTCCTCAAACTCGGCCAGTTTGAGTGCGACATCGTTCATGACCTCCGCGGGATCACGCAGGTTGCCGCTAGCATCCTTGGCACGCACTCCCAGGAACTGAAGGGCCTTGGTCGCACCGGCCGTTTCGTCATCAACCCCCGCCAGCCCCTTGGACAGCTTGGCCAGGCTTGCGCCAATGGCCTCCATTGCCGTGCCTGAGATGGTCGCAACCGGTGCAAATCCCGAGAGTGCCGCAGCGCTCGCGCCTGTCTGCTCTGACAGGCCCTGTAGGGCCGCAGCCGCCTCCAGTGTGTGGGTGACAAAGTCCCTCAAGGCTGCAACGGAGGTGGCCCCGATGACCACGGCAAAGGTCGTCTTGGCCACACTGGCCACTTGCTGCATCGACGCCTTCATGTCATTGGCGTGGCGATCCAGCAGGCGGGCTGTGCGTCCCAAGTCTTCACGAAACTCGGCAGTTTCAGCCGAAAGTTTGACGACCAGGGAGCCTAAATCAGCCATTTTTTTTCACCTTATGAGAGAACAGGGCCTTGAAGCGGGCGACATTCAGGCGCGCGTTGCCTTGGGGCGCTGATCGTTCTATGAAGGGCATGAAATCCTCAGGCGTGAATGCCCTGGCGTCCTTGGTGCGATGGGCGTTGGCAAAGGTCGCAGCAACCACGCCGCTTCTCAGATCGGCACGCACTTCGCCAAAGGGCTCCAGCTGGTAAAAGGCCATCCACTCGGTCAGCTCATCCGACCCCACACGGGCCAGCAACTCACGAACTGGCATGCCTAGAGCGAGTGCCAGCCGAAAGATCGAACGCCGAAATGGGTTGGCCTTTAGCCCTTTTTTGCAACGTCTACCTGATCGACACCGATGCCGTTGAGCCGCTGGGCCACGGAGAAGACGCGATCGAGCGCACGAGCACTCTTGCGCCCCAGCGCCGTGATCTCGCTGTCGTCAAACAGACGATCGCCCTCGGTATCGCAAAGAGTCAGTGCCACCAACCGGGCACGCACGTTCTCCATGCGACCATCTTTTGCAAGGAGGCTAGCCTCAAAGGCATCACGATCGGTGCCGCTCATGGTGCGCACCAGGACTTGGCCTCCCCACTCTGGAACACTGACTGTTTCGCGCGGAAGATCTTCGGCAGCCAAGATGGCGTCTTTGGAAAGAATGTTCATATGCTTCATGCCTCCGTGATGTCGCCATCGATTTCAATCGTGACGCTGGCCTCGACCACGGCGTCAACGCCACCCTGCACGCTGAACTGCGTGACATAGCCATAGAAGGACCACGTTGCAAATGGAGTGGTATCGGTAAAAGTGATCTTGAACTGACGTCGTACCCGGTTGGCACGATCGGTTCTCAGGCCTTGGTGCACCAGATCGTCGGGGTTGTAGTGCAGGGTCAGAGACAACTGCCCCTCGTCACGCAGACCCACGCGCTTTTCCTTGGCGGTAGAGGCCAGATTGGTGACGTCAATCACAGCGGCCTGCCCGCCAGGCCCCTGAAACGAGACCACGTTGGGGATGGTTTCAAAGGTTGTTGTGCCAAATCTGGCGATCGTGATGCCTTGTGCGGTAATCGCAGTGCTGCTCATGCGTTAGCTCCTGTTTGTGATGCGGACTCTCTACCGGTGGTAGGTGTAGTCAACGCTTACCCGGTACAGCCGGGCCTGTTCTTCAAAATCTGAGAGCCCCATGCGCACATCGGCGACGGTGCTCTTGTC